TTCCAGATCGAGGAGGGTAGACACTTTGCTCATTTTGATTCCTTCTTAACAGGTTGTGGTTTGGGTTTTGGTTTCTTGCTTTTGCAGGGTCTTGGTGTTACATTAAACGGCTGCTTATGTGGATAATGTGATTTTTCCATTTACTTTATGATGCCTCCTTTAACTAAGATTTCTGCCATAGTAATCTCAGCAGCAGATTCCACTTTGATTCCGAGTCGCGATTTGGTTTGTGTATTCAAAGCGTAGGTTGTGCTTGATCCTCCTACATGCTTTTTGTTTCGCACCTCCAGATTAACAATGGTTCCGAAATACTTTCCTACTCGTGTGGAGAAATTCTTGGTTCCCATGAGTGGATAGATTTTTGTACGAAGGAGTGTTTTATTCACTCCTGTTCCTGAGTATTCCTCATCGTAAAGTGTGTGAGTTAGAACTACGAAATTGGTATTCTTTCCTAGTTGAACTACCTGTAGGATATTCTTCAACCAGTTATTGATTGTTCCCCACTCCTGAATCTGTAGGATTGCATCTTCTGGCTGCCCTTTTAAGAGAGCATTTACCCCACAGTCTGCAAGCTGAGAACCTGTATCAATAATTACCAACTCATTGTGATTCATCTTGTTGAGGTTAAAGATCTGTGTGGGTTTTCCTTCTTTTGGGCAAGCAAGACAATTGATGCGCCCATGTTCTTCACATAGCACTATGTCTTCCTTTGCTGAGAACATCTTCAGCATTGTGCTCATTACATGGGGATCTTTTCTGGTGTCACAGATTCTGAACAGTTGGATCTTTTGCAGGGCAGAATCAGGAAGGCCCATTGAAAGGATTGTATCGTGCCCATTTTCCAGGTCCAGATATACGACTCTTTCTATTGCAGGAATCAAAGCTGCTGTTGCTGCCAGTCTTGTTTTTCCGCATCCAGAATCTCCGTATATCAGAATAGAGTGGCTGGAAGATTGCTTTTCTCTCGCCTTTTTTAGGGCTAGCATATCCATATCAATCCTCCCTTTTCTTTCGTGAGAGATATTTCCAAAGCGCCTCCCCCACGGAAATAAACCACAGAATCCCCAGGAAAAGAACAATGAATTCAAGGAGAGTTAGGATCATTTAATTTCCCTTGCAATAAGTTTGGCATATCCTGCAATGTCATCCCAATGATCTTTGATGTCGGGGTCTCCTGCAAGAATCCGGCCAATCTTATGTGCGATCATACCAAGAGATTCCTTTTGTGTCGCACGAAGATATGGCCAACCTGGTGATTGTTTCATTTGATACTTGATTGCATCAACAATAATTGCAAGGACTTTGAAATCCCCATGAGTCTTTTCACGTTCCGCCAGGATTTCTTCCGTTCCTTTCTCTATGTTTCTGGAGCAAATAGGCTCTTCTTCCTTATTCATCCCCAAGGTAGAAAGGGATTCCTCTTTGTTCATACAAGGGCCAGGTTTTTCTTTCTTGATTTCAATAAGCTCCTTCTCAGCTGCCAGAAGTTCTTGAACCCTGGTCATAGAAACAGTAATCGTATCCATTTTTCATATCCTTTCCAAGTGATCCTGAATTAGTTCGTCAAGTTTGAAAGTAAATTGATATTCAGTTTCGTCAGGTTCCTCCTTCTTTGGAGTATCCAGAGCATGAAGTCCACAGGTTCCGAATTCTGAACATGGTCTGTTGAATTTCAGACAGCTCTCCCCACGTTGAGGAAAGATTCCCATTTCCATCATATCTTTCACTCGTTTGACATCCATGCCAAGAGTAATAAAAAAGTTGAGCCGGTCTTTCAGGCTCTTTGGAAAAATCAATGGGATTATCCTTGTTCCATATCCACTCATGTCAGTAATCTGTCCCACAAAATAATATACATCGTAGTCTGCATTCTCCTTTCCTACAATTGCGTCAAGAATAACACTATACCCTATCAACTGATTTGAGTTCATATACAATGGGTCAAGTACATGAAGATTCAATCCAGTTGTTTTGAAATCCAGCACTGCATATCTTCCAGTGTATCTGTTTCGCAGTGCCAAATCCAGATACCCTACATAGTAAAACGTGTCATCAATATCTATTCTGAAAGAAAGCTGAATTGCCTGTTTTCCCTCAAATGTTGCCACTTCCCATTCATCCCGCAAATCATCCAGTTTCGGAAAGGACGCAATGACAAGATTACAGGCTGTCATCTCATTCTTTTTAGTAGTTTCTGGGATTGCAATATACCCATTTTCCATTCCATGGTAGGCAAGATAGCAGTCAAACAGAGCTTTATCTGTGTCCCCTGTAAGGAAATATGTTACGCATCCTGCTTCATATGCGTGACCAAAACAGAAATTCTCATTGGTTCCCCTTTCCCTTTCTCCTTCAAGGAGCCTGTTTAATTGGAAGAGTCTTTCACAGCGGAAGAGAGAA